AAGCTTGTCATGAATGGTCAAAGAACTTTACTCTTGAAAAAGTATCAAAGATGTATGAAGAATACTTCCAAGCGGTATTGAATATTCATACTGGTAATGGTTGGTATGAGCCAAATGATGCTAGAACAGACTTAGATTATAATAAAAGGCAGTATCCTACGAGTTATAAATAATAAATATACTAATTAGAACCTAGGAAATACCATGGCAGCATCAAGACAAGAATTAATCAACTATGCACTTCGAGCTCTTGGCGAACCAGTAGTAGAGATTAACGTTGATGATTCTCAATTAGAGGATCGTGTTGATGAAGCCATTGGTTATTGGCAACAATATCATTGGGATGGTGTAGAGAAGATCTACATGAAAGCCCAAGTTACTGCTTCTCGTTTAGTTATAACTACAACAAATGCAGATCAATTTAGACAAAGTAGCACAATTACCGGTGCTACTTCAGGAGCTACTGCATTTGTATGGCATGAAGGTTCAACAGTTTCTACTGGTAATACTATAATCTGTCAAAATGTTAAAGGTACATTTGTTGCCGGTGAAACCATTTCTAATGGTGAATACACTGCAACTTTAGCAAGTACAAATTTCTTTACTATTGGCGTAATTGATTCACATTACTTTGATCTTCCTGATCTAGTATTTGGTGTTGAATCTGTTATGCCATTTAGTAATGCATCATCATCAAAAAATCTATTTGACTTACAATATCAATTGCGTTTAAATGACTTATATGATTTAACATCTACATCTTTAATTTACTACAAAACAGTTATGTCTCATTTAGCTCTATTAGATTTAGAGTTAAATGGTAAACCTCTATATAGATTCAATCGTATGAATGGTAAACTATATGTCGACATGTCTTGGGGACAAGATGTTGAAGTTGGTAGTTTCATTATAGTAGAATGTTATCGTGCGTTAGATCCTACCACAGCAACTAAGGTTTACAATGAACCATGGTTAAAACATTATACGACTGCTCTCATTAAAAAACAATGGGGCATGAATGGTAAGAAATTCCAAGGAATGGTTTTACCAGGCGGGGTAACTATGGACTTCCAAGGTATGTATGATGAGGCTATGAAAGAGATTGCTGATTTAGAAGATGAATTAATGAATAAATCTGCGCCTCTTGAATTCATGTTAGGTTAATCATGGCAAGAAATGTTTATTTCTCGCATGGCAGTCGATCTGAGCAACTATTCCATGAGAATTTAGTTGTTGAGTCATTGTCTATTTATGGACAAACATTCTATTATATCCCTAGAGTTCTAGTAGGTAAAGATGAGATCTTAGGCGAAGACCGCTTATCAAAATTCAAATCAGCTTTTGCTATTGAAATGTATCTTGAGAATGTAGATGGCTTTGATGGCCAAGGCGCATTCATTCAAAAGTTTGGTCTTATGATGGAGCAATCAGCTACTCTTGTAGTTGCTCGTCGTAAATGGGATCAACTTATTGGCCGTTTTGGTCAAACACAATTACCTAATAGACCATGTGAGGGAGATTTACTATATTTCCCTATGACAGATGGTTTGTTTGAGATTAAATTTGTACAACATCAAGATCCATTCTATCAACAGAATAAACTATTTGTTTATAAACTACAAGTTGAATTATTTCAATATGCTTCAGAGAAGATGGAAACTGGAATTAAAGATATTGATGACTTTGAAACTCTTAAGAGTTATGACACATCAGTTACACAAAGTGGTATACTTACAGAGATTGTACTTAAGGATTCAGGCGATGGATATATGTCTGCACCAGAAATAATCATTGGAGACGATTGGCAACCAGATACTTATTATGATGCTGGTGTAGAACTTGCAACTGAAAATAAACGTTATATTGTTACTATTGCTGGTACTACAAGTTTCACTGAGCCAACACACAATTCAACAGCAACTAATGGCACAGCAACATTATTATTTGTAGGTTATAGAGCAATTGCTACTGCTGAAATGGGAGTTGGTGATCTATCTGGAGAAGTAATGTATGTTAACATTACTAATGCTGGTAATGGATATCAAACTCCTCCGCCGGTGTACTTCATTGGATCTAATATTAAACCAGCAGTTGGTATAGCTATAATTGAAAACATGGACAATCCAATGTCCTTTGGTGATAATAACAAATTTAAAGAAGAGGGTGCTGGATTTATATTCAATGAAAATAATCCATTTGGTGATGTGACTGCTCCTACAGTAAGTACTGTAGCTACTGCAGACTCTACGTTAACTACAGCAGACACAACATTAACAACAGCAGATAAAGTTTAAGGAAATAAAATGGCACAACAATTAATTAATATAGGTAATGTAGCTAATGATAGAAAGGGAGATCCTTTAAGAACGGCATTTACTAAAACTAATGCTAATATTGCTGAACTTTATTCTACATTATCTGGGATTAATCAAATCCAATTTAATGGTGGAGTAATTTCTACTGGTATTAGTATTACTGCTAATACAGACTGGGCAGATATAACTACAACTGGTGGTGCTACTATTGGTAGAAGTATTGCTATTGGTAATGCTGCTTATATTGGAGCAGGAGCAAAATTAACATCATTTGCAAACCCAACTATTGTTGCTAGACAATCTGGTTCAACATATATCCAAGCAGCTCTTGTAAATACCAATGGTTCTGGTTCTTCAGATTGGATTGCTTATGGTGATACCAGTGATAACGATCATGGTTGGGGAGATATGGGATTTACTGGATCTTCATTCAATGATCCTGATTATACAATTACTGGAGAAGGTGAAGCATATCTTTTTGCTTCTGGGTATCCTAATGGAGTCTCTCATGGTTCTTTAGTACTATGCACACATGATTCTGGCATATTAAATGATATTGTATTTGGTACAGGTGGATTCCTAGCGGCAAATGAAAAGATGAGATTTCATCATTCTTTAGGTCAAATGCATATTGAAACTACAACTGCTTCTACAAGTACTTCAACTGGTGCTTTAAGAGTAGATGGTGGTGTAGGTATTTCAGGTAATCTAAATGTTGGTGGGACTCTTACTTTAGGTGGTTCAATTCTTGCTGATACTGCTTCAAATGTATTTTATGTAGATCCTAGTAGATCAGGTGGCACATACACAAGAAAAGGTACTTTTGCTAGTCCGTATAACACTGTTACTGCTGCAATTGCTGCTGCAGTTGCGGCAGGATTCCAAGATTCTAGTCCTGCTGAAGTTATCCTTATGGGAAATACAACAGAAAATATTACATTAAAACCAGGTGTGTATTTAACTAGTTTAGGAACTGGCACACATGGCAGTCCAATAATTAATGGTATAGTTACTGTTACGTCATCAACTGGTACAACAGTAAGTAATCACTATTCACTTAGTAATTTAAGAATTGTTGCTCCAACAAATGGTCATTGTATCTTATTTACTGGTACTGCCCCACAAAAACTATTTGTAAGAGATATGTGGTTAGATGCAAATGGTACTGGTGATGGTATCTACATGGATAATACTGGAACAGGTTCTACTTTACAATTTGATATTGGTCATTTAGCTCATTCAGGAAGTGGAGATATTTACTGTATCAATGTAGTTAAAGGCGGATGTTATGTTACTGATATTGAAACTTCAGGTGCTACTCAGGTAGCGGCTGTTCAAACTGGCGCTGTAATGTCTATCGATAGTTCTGAATTAGATGCTAACGGCGCGGTAGTTGCTGAAACTTATGGTACAGGATCTATTACTATTACTAATAGTGTTATTAATAATACAGCAGCAAATGGCACTGGTATTAAATTAAATTCAACTGGTGGAATAGCTACTATTGGTAATTGTTTATTTTCAATTCCAGTTGGTACAGGTTATGCTGTGCAAGGTGTTTCTGGTTCTTTATTAAACGCAGCAAATAATGTGTTTACTACAGCAAATACTGCTAGATCTACTGCAATAACATATAACGCATTAACAACTACATGGTCAACTAAAACTTAATATGTTAAACAATCCAAATTTCTATCATGGCACTATTAGAAAAGCTATTGTAGCTTTTGGCCGTCTATTTTCTGATATTCAAATTGAAAGAGAAGCAAAAGATGGCACTAATGCTACAGTTCAAATTATTGATGTACCATTAGGTTATGGCCCAAAAGAAAAATGGATTGTTCGGATTGATTCAGATCCTGGTTTAAATAAAGCGGTTTATACTACATTACCTAGAATGGCATTTGAAATTACTGGTTATTCATATGATTCTACTCGTAAAATTAATCGCATGAATAAACTTACATGTGATAAAGATTCAACTGATCGCAAATCAATGTATACTCCAGTTCCATATAACTTAGATATTACATTATACATACTTACAAAAACACAGGAAGATGCTCTTCAAATTATTGAACAGATTTTACCAGTGTTTACTCCTGAATATACATTAGTTATTAATGCTGTCCCTGAAATGAACGTTGCTCAAGATGTACCAGTTATTCTTAAGAGTATTACTGCTCAAGATGACTATGATGGTGACTTCCAAACTAGAAGGTTTGTAACTCATACATTAAATTTTACACTTAAAATGAATCTTTATGGCCCAGTACGTACTTCTGGTATTATTAAGAAAGTTACTAGTACTATATCAGGTAATCCTTCAGCAACTTATACTGCAGTGGGTACTCAACCTGGGGATGTAATTACTGAGGACTGGGAAGAAAACTTGTAATGTCAATTTTTTATAATGCAAACTCCCTGCTTAAAGCTGCCGGAGTTAAAATACCATTCACTGAAGAGCAAGTCCAAGAATATATTAAGTGTCAAGCAGATCCTATATATTTCATTGAGAACTATTGCAAGATTGTTTCTTTAGATCACGGTTTAATTCCTTTTAAACTCTATGAGTGCCAAGTAGAAAAAGTTAAAGTTATCCATGAGAATCGTAAAGTTATTCTTATGGAAGGTAGGCAACAAGGTAAAACAACTACCTCTGCTGCATATATTCTTTGGTACACCGTATTCCAAGATAATAAATCAGTTGCTATTCTAGCTAATAAAGCTACGGCAGCTCGAGAAGTATTAAATCGTTATCAACTAATGTATGAACATCTTCCTAAATGGTTACAACAAGGTGTTACTACTTGGAATAAAGGTGACATTGAACTAGAGAATGGTTCAAAAGTATTCACTGCTGCTACCTCAAGTTCAGGTATCCGGGGTAAATCTGTTAACATGTTATATGTTGATGAAAC